GGGTGTCTACACCGAACCGATACGGCAGCGCGATTGACATTTTGGGATACACCGTAGGCAAGAACCCCGACAACGGGAACAAGATTCTCGACGGTGTAGAGGTGGACAGCAGCGGTGCCGTTGTGGCGTACCACATCCGAAATACCTATCCGCACGAGTGGCTCAACAGCGAGGAAACCGTATGGCAGCGTGTGGAGGTCGTTGGCAAAAAGACCGGACTGCCCCAAGTGCTGCACATCATGGAATCGGAACGGCCGGACCAGTACCGCGGCGTTCCCCTTGTTGCGCCTATCATAGAACCGCTGCTCCAGCTGCGCAGATACACCGAATCCGAACTGCTGGCGGCACTTGTCCAGTCGTACTTCACGGCGTGGATTGTGTCGGATGCGCCCAAGGACGCAATTCCGTTCAACGAAACTGGCAGCGGAGATCTGGGCGGCGTTCCTGTTGAGAACCCGCAGATGGACAATGCCAGCCACAGCACGAACGAGTACGAAATGGGCCCCGGTCAGGTGGAACATTTGGCCAAGGGCGAAGACATCAAGTTCGGAAACCCAAACATTCCGACCGCCGGATTTGAGCAGTTTGTCAAAACGCTGTGCAAGCTGATGGGCGGCGCAATCGAGATGCCTTACGAGCTGTTGCTCAAAGAGTTCAACGCCAGCTATTCCGCCTCCCGTGCTGCCCTGCTGGAAGCGTGGGAGGGTTTCAAGATGCGGCGCACGTGGCTGGTGGATAGTTTCTGCCAGCCGGCATACGAGATTTGGCTGTCCGAGGCCGTAGCCCGTGGGCGAGTAATCGCTCCGGGCTTTTTTGATGACCCGCTGCTCCGTGCTGCATGGTGCGGTGCCCGCTGGATTGGCCCTGTGCAGGGCAGTCTTGACCCCGCCAAGGAAGTCAATGCAGCCATTCTCCAGACGCACCACGCCTTTAAGACCCACGAACAGGTCACCCTTGAGATGGGCGGCGGCGACTGGACCGAAAACGCCGAACAGCTGGCTCGTGAAAATGAGCTGCTGAAAGCAGCTGGCAGTGAGGGCGCAATCGAAACCACCGCCAGCATTACGACACAGGGAGGCAAGCAAAATGCCCAAACCGAATAACGCACCGCAGGTGAACATCCAGCGGCCTTGTTACGCAATGGCCAGCACTGACGGCCAGACCGCCGACATTACCATGTACGGCGAAATCGTGGAAACGCAGCCCATCGACTGGTGGACTGACGAGCCGATTCCGGGACAGTACATCATCGAGAGCGAGTTCCTGTCGGACTTGCAGCAGGTCGAAAACTGCCCGCAGATCATCATCCGCATGGACAGTCTGGGCGGCGATGCGGGCGTTTCCATCCTGATTCACAACAGGCTGCGCGAACTGGCCGCCAAGGGCACGAAGCTGACCTGCATTGTGGACGGCGTGGCCATGTCTGGCGGCAGTCTTATCATGTGCGCCTGCGATACGGTAAAGGTGAATCCTTCCAGCCTTGTGATGATTCACAAGTGCTGGACTCCCATTCGAGGCGCGCTCAATGCTGACGAACTTCGCAAGGCTGCGGAAGCCAATGATGCATGGGATAAGAGCCAAGTCGCCATCTACAAGCGGAAGACTGGCCTGTCTGAAACCGTGCTGCTGCACATGATGGGCGACACCACCTATATGACGGGCAAGGAGGCCATCGAAAAAGGCTTTGCCAATGAACTGCTGGACGATGCCGAGCCCGTGGCAATTTCCGCAAGCGCAGACCGCCAGACCATCTACGCAAAGGGTCACGCCCTGCGCCTGATGCCCGGCGTAAAGCTGCCCGACAACATCCCTATGGCTAAAGCGGCTACACCTGCTGCCGCTGCTGCAAATACACCGGCGGCACCCGCCGCCCAGTCCAACGAAGGAGGACAATCCACTATGGCAAACAATGCAAATCCCACCACTGCAACCCCCGCAGCGGAAAACCCGCAGGCCGCAGTTGACGCAGCCGTGAGCGCGGAGCGCAACCGTCTGGCCGAAATCGATTCGGTGGCAAGCCTGTTTGACCCCGCTCTGGTACAGGAGGCTAAGTACGGCGAGACCGCTTGCGATGCTCGTGAACTGGCATTCCGCGCCGCCAAGGCTGCTGCTGCACAGGGTCACGAGTTCCTGAAGAATCTGGAAGCGGACAACGCCGCATCTGGTGCACAGAGTGTGGAAGCTGTTCCGGGCGCGTCTGCATCTGGCAGCCCGGAATCTCTGCCCGATGCAAAGGGCAATGTGCCCAAGACGCAGGCCGAGCGCATGGCTGCTGCCGAAGCAGCCGTCTCCGAACTGCTCGACGATAACAAAAAGTAAGGAGGAATACTACTATGAGCGAACTGAGCAAATCTCTCGGCAACATGGAGTATGACGGCCTGATTGCCGACATCAACCCCAAGCTGGTTGTCAGCGGCGGTACTCTCCGCAAGCTGGGTGCTGCTGGCACTATTAAGCGTGGCACTATTCTGGCAAAATCCGGTGGTACCGCAGGCGATAACAAACTGGTAGCTCTGGGCACCGCTGCAAGCGGTGATACGGAAACCCTGACCGCATACGCCATCCTGTGTGATGATGTTGATGTCGGCACCACCGATGATGTGACTGTTCCCGTCTATCTGGCCGGCTGCTTCAACCTGAACAAGTGCATCACTATCAATGACCATACCATCACCGAGGCCGAGAAGGATGCCCTGCGTAACGGCGGCATTTTCTTCAAGGCTGCTGCACCTGCACTGTAAGAGGAGGAACTACAATGCCTGCTGAACTGAATTTCTTTGACACCTATACCCTGATGGCCGTGCAGAAGCGCATTGTGCCCAAGCAGACTTTTTTCCGTGACCGCTACTTTCCCACGGAGGAGGGCGACATCTTCAGCTCCAACAAGGTGCTGACCGAGTACATGGACGGCGACCGCAAGATGGCAGCCTTTGTGTCGCCTCGTGTCGGCGCAATCCCGATGGAGCGCATGGGCTACGAGATCCACGAGTTTGAGCCTGCGTCCATCGGTGTGAGCCGTCCTCTGACCTCTGATGACCTGACGAAGCGTGGCTTCGGCGAGGCCATCTATGCCAACAGCACCCCTGCCCAGCGTGCCGCAAAACTGGTCCAGAACGATCTGGCTGACATGGATGGCCGTATCATCCGCACCGAGGAGTGGATGTGCGCACAGACCATGCTGGACAACGGATGCGTCATGCAGGAGATGCTCGACAACGTGACCAAGGGCGAGGCAAAGGTCGTGAATTTCTACAATCCCGGCCACGAGAACGACCACATCTACACTGCCGCCCACAAGTGGAACGAGGAAGGTGGCAATTTCTTTGGCGACGTTCCGGCTATGTGCCGGCTGCTGTCCAAGCGTGGTCTGCGCGCTGCCGACCTGCTGCTGGGTGCTGATGTTTATGACGCAGTGATGAATCTCGAAAAGGTTCAGCGTCTGCTGGATAAGAATTCCGGCATCATCATCGGCCAGATTGAGCAGCAGCTGAGCGCATACGACGGTGTTGTCTACGGTGGCACCCTCAACTTCCGCGGCTACAAGTTGAATCTGATTTCTGTTGATGAAACCTATGTGGATTCCACCGACAAGGAGCAGAGTTACTTCCCCAAGACCGATGCCGTGATTACGGCTCCCGGCTGCGGCCATCTGATGTATGGTGCTATCACTCAGATCAACTACGGCGACACCATCCAGTCCACCATTTCTGGCCGCCGTGTTCCGAAGTTCAGCATCGATCAGGAAAACGACACTCGCAAGACCGCCCTGAAGTCTCGTCCTCTGGCTGCACCCAAGAACTACATTCCGTGGATTCGCGCCAAGAACATGGTCGGCTAAGTCCGACCTGAAAGGAGTACACCGATGATTGTTGAAATTCTTTGCGGTGGCTACGGCTGCCCCACCAAGACTGGCGTTCACACTGTTGCGCATGGCGAGCGGTGCGAGGTCAGCGATGCCGAAGCGGCCCGCCTTATCGGGCTGGGTGTGGCGAAATGCGCGTTTTCTGCGCCCACTGCCCCGGAAACCGCCCCTGCGGACGTTCCGGCAACTGCGAAAGGTAACGACACCCCCGCAGCCGAAGCCTCGCAGAACGGCTCTGAGGCGGCACACCTCGACCCCGACCAGTTGCACGACATGACTGTTGCCAATCTGAAAAATCTGGCCGCGGATATGGGCATCGACACCAAGCAGCTCAAGACCAAGGACGCACTCATTCAGTCTATCTGCGCCGAGGACGTTGTGCCCGGTGACGAGTGCGTCGATGGTCCTGAACTGGCGGCAGCGATGCCTACGGCATGAGCGCCTTTAAGGACGCTGTGCAGGAAGACCTGAACAGCGTCTTTCTGAATCTGGATGAGTTCGCCGAAACGCACACGGTCTACTATGATGGAGAGGAATACCCTGACGTTCCTCTGGTTCTGACAGGCCTTTCTGAAAAGGAGCGTCGCCAGACCATCAGCGACCATGCGCAGGGTCTGTACCGGGTCAACCGGGTGCTGCACTGCGATATTGCAGCCCTCGGCGGAAAGCAGCCGGAGAAGGATTGCAAGCTGGGCATTGACGAGGATGGATTCGTCCGAAACTACTATGTGGCATCCTCTGTCTGCGAGATGGGGATGCTGCGGGTGGAACTGGAGGCGATTGACGAATGAGTGATGTGACAACGGACACCATGATGCACAGCGTAGCTGCTGGCATCGCCGTTGACATTGCAGAGGAAGGATTTGACCGGGTGTCTGCCCTCCTCGCCGGGATTCCCGGAGGTGCCAATCGTGCTGTAGGATCTGCGCTGGCTCGCGCCGCTGCCGCCGGAAAAACGGTGGCGAAGCGGGCAGTCACGCAGGAGTATGCCATCAGCAGCAGCGAATTTTCCAACCGCACAAAGAATATCAACAACATCCAGCGGGGCAGCAATGGTGAGGTTTCCATCAACTTCGGCTACCGTGGCAGCGTTATCCCCCTTAGAGTTTTCGACACCAAGGTGGACCGCAGCGGCCGCGTGGTAACTCGCGTGAAGAAATCCGGCGCAAGACAGGCACTGGACCACGCTTTTGAGGCGAAGATGGGCTCTCACTATGGCATCTATGAGAGGCAGGGAGAAAAACGGTTCCCGGTCAAGGAATTGTTTGGTCCTGCCACCCCGCAGATGATGTACTCCAACGAGAATGTCATGGACTCCATCGAGGCGAAAATGGCCTCTACCTACGAGGAACGCATTGAGCACGAGATTACACGAGTTTTGAATGGATGGGGTGTGTGATATGACCAGTGTGGTTTTGCTTGAACAGCTGAAAGCATTCACCGAGAAAATCATGTCCGACATGATTCTTCCGGTGGCTATGCAGCAGGGCGATACCGAACAGGCCTACCGCGCCCCGGAAGTCTATCTGATGCGGCTGCCCGACAGCCGTTCTGCAAAGAAGAAAGCCCCGTACATCATCCATCGGGTCATCCCGCTGGCAACGGAGCAGCAGCCCGGCAGCGAGGAGCGAACGGTGGTTTCTGTGCGCTCTATCTTTTGCTGCTACAACCCGGATGAACAGGAGGGCGACCTTGCTCTCTTGAACATGATGGAGCGGTTTCGTGTGGAATTGCTCAAAGTCCGCAAGGTAGGCGGCACTGGCACCGATGGAAGGCATCGGTATCAGTTTACTCTCGACATTTCTCCCGACCACAAGTTGGAAAGCATTCCTTATGACGAGGAATCGAAGCCCTACTATGCCGGAGAAATGATCACCTACTGGAAGCTGCCGACCGTGCAGCAAACGGAGGACATTGAATTATGGCGGTGAAAAAGACCGCGGCGGAACAGAACGCCGAAAACACCGTGAGCGCCGAGCCTGCACAGAGCAAGCCCGGCGTTTCTATTTACGTCGGCCCGTCCATTCTGGGCTACATCCAGAAAAACACGATTTACCCCTGCGCCGCTGCGGAGGCTGTAGAGCGTGATGATGTGAAGATTGCCACCGAGAAATATCCCGGTGTGGCAGACTTCATCATCAATGTGGACGAGCTGCATACCACGCCTGAAAAGGCAAAAGCACGCGGCGAGGCCGTCCTTGCATTTGCACGGATGCTCGCCAAATCCAAGTAAGGAGGAATACATACTATGGCAGATCATGGTATCAATGTCAGCCGCGCCGACACCGCCGTGGCGACACCGAACACCGCAACCTGCGGCATTCCCTTTGTCATTGGCACCGCACCGCTGTCCAAGGCGACCGGTACCCCTGCG